TTCAATGATGAAAGACTTGGAAAAGAAACTTCTCCTCTCAACATTCGACGAAGACATCGCCTCACTGGCCCTGCAGCTTCAGGAACTCAAGAGAAGCCCGAGCTGGAAGGAAATACGGAAAATTGTTCTTCATATTCGTCCAAGTGATGGGCGAATCAATAAAAACGAGATAATCCGCTCAAGGATTCAACCTGTTCTGCCGATAAAGAAAAAGATTCAAGGGAAGGAGTATCAGCCTCCTTCCCTTGTAGATTCAGGGACTACTGAATAGTACCCTGAGGTACTGGCGGATTACTTTTCGCCCCTGGCCAACCAGTATTGGCCAGGAACGCTGCCGTCCTCTGGGCTGCGCCAACCAAATGGAAATTGCAGCCCTCAAATACGGTATCCTGCCAGTGGAACTCCCCACCAGAATAATGGAGGGTACAGTTCCTGAGGACACATTTCACTAAAACGCAATCATCTAGTGAAATCGTCCTCCCTTCGAAGGTTTCATTCTCAATTATCTTCATGAGAAAAAACCTCCTTTCTTTTTTTAGGCGGGACTTGAAACAGCGAAGGCCATCATATATTTTTGTCAGACCTAGTATGTAGGCTGACTGCAGAAACAAAAATCGCTTGTTTCTTCGTCTAGCCTCGTTAGTGTTTTAGCCTTCGGGGCCTTCATGTTGGTCGCATGAAGGTCCCTTTTTATCTCTGCTACCAAGAACTCTAGCAATTAAGCCTGACACCATACTTCACCTTCTGTTCACTTTCCACTGGACACATGTCAGTCGCATTCGGTATGTTAATAAGCGAAACAAGATTCTGACCCATGCGCAGACGCGAAACGGTCCGATCCAAGGATGGCCGTGGAGCGTCTTTTTTCTTCCCTCCATCGGCCAGCCGGAAACTTTAGCGAGTCGCCGGAGCCGGACAAGCACCCTCCGAAGTTCTCGCTTCATTTCCCCCGCTGAAAAGCGAGTGGGTAGGATAAGTCGAGCTGTGCCCAGATGGAACCGTGTGAAAGTCCTCACACTTGGAAGGCCTTATTTCTGTGACGAGCGTGAGGGCGCGAGGATGCTTCGGAACTACGAAGCCGAGGTCGTTTCGAAAGATCCGCCCGTGCTCCGTCTCATCCAGACGCCGAACTTCAACGAAGAGGTTCGCTATCTAACCGGATACCTCGTTAACTCAGACCCGGACCGCGATTTAAGGAAGTTGCCGGCTCATATCCTGAGGCGAATCGGCGTGAAGGCGCGAATTGTCAGGACCGGGTTCAAGGGCCGGAAGTCCAGGAAGATTAGGACCAGGAGGCCGCGTCGAGCAATGAATCCGGATTACCTGGAATTTCGCCGCCTTATGGATCGGGGCCCAGTAAAAAGAGGAGAGGGCAAGATCGAAGATCTGAGTGGCCCAGCACAAAATGCCAAGAAAACCGCCGCATCCATGTAACTATCCGGGGTGCCCAAATCTGACTCTGGAGCGATTCTGTACAAGTCATCGGAAACAGAAACGCCGGGAGGAATCCAGAAAGCGATCTACTGCGGCACGGCGCGGATACGGGCACAAGTGGAGGCAGGCTCGGGTCGAGTATCTGACTGAGCATCCGTTCTGTGAATGTGAAGACTGCCGCGGGTCGGGTAATGCACTACCGGCCAACACGGTGGATCACATATTTCCGCATCGAGGGGATCCGGCGTTGTTTTGGGATCGGAGCAACTGGCAGGCAATGAATAAGCGGTGTCACGATCGGAAGACAGCTACTGTGGACGGAGGATTTGGGGACTAGTTAGGATGTTTCCAGTTCCGCCACGAAGCTTTTTTTCTGTGAGAATCTTCCAGAGGATCTCACCTGCTTTTTGATCAGATGAGCGTCTAGTCAGGTGAACCAGTTTGTTACTCAAGTCATCACGGGTCATGCTGAAGATTGTAATGGGGGGCGGTGGAAATCTCTACAGCCTTTTTTACCTAGACCGCGCGCCTGGTCGATTTTTTGCGCCGTCAGGTTTTCCAACCCGGAATTTGAAACATGGGAGCTCGAGGACCTAAACCCAAACCCGAATACCTGAAGCTGATCGAAGGGACTGCCCGGCCCGATCGAAAGACTGAGGAATTAGTGCCCCAGCTCGAGGGTGTTCCGGAGAGGCCGAAGTGGCTGACAGGCCGGGCGAGGAAGCTCTGGGAAAGGAAGGTCCAGACCTACGAGAAACGTGGTCTGAACATCGTCGGTTGCGAGGATATGCTGGCCCAGTATTGTGCCCTCGAGGCGAAGATCATCGATGACTACTACCGGAGGAAACTGATTCCGCCGGCTTCCCTGATCAATGCTCTGAAGGGGCTGGCCTGTCTCTTCTACGACGCACCAGGTGTGCAGCACGACCGGGTCGGTAGCAATCCCAAGAAGAACGAATTCGCAAACAATGGACACAGGGCACGCTAAAGACTACTCGGCGATTGCGGAAGAATACTGCCGTGACGTCCTGAGCGGGAAGATTATCGCCTGCAAGTGGACCAAACTGGCCTGCCGGCGACACCTGGAGGATCTGAAGAGAAAGACTACGAAGAAGTGGCCTTATTACTTCGACCACTGGTGGGCGAATGACGTCTGCGACTTCGCCGAGAAGGTTCCCCACCATGAAGGAAACTGGAATCCCGACGGGAACAAGTTCATCCTCGAGCCCTGGGAAGTCTTCATCCTGGTTGCGATCTTCGGCTGGCGCCGCCGGGTCCAAAAGGCCAAGGATCCGAAGAATGACCCGAGACGGTTTAGCGCAGCCTATATCGAGGTCGCCCGCAAGAACGGGAAGAGCCCGATTTCTGCAATCGTGGCCCTGTACTGTGTGGCCTGCGAGGGAGAGAACGCTCCCCAGGTCAAACTGGCAGCGACGACCTACAAACAGACCGAGGCGGTGTTCAAGCCGGCCAAGGCCATGGTGAACCTGACGCCGGCGTTAAGAGAACATTTCCAGCTGGAAGCCCGGGCGAAAGCGATCGCCTGCTTCTCCTCGAGGGGAAATATCGAGCCGATTCATTCGAAGAGCCAAACCCAGGACGGATTGAATCCTCACGCCACGATCATCGATGAGCTCCACGCTCATAAGGACCGGAGCCTGTTTGATGTTCTGAGATCGGCGAAAGGCGCTCGAAAGAACCCGCTGAGCTGGTACATCACGACGGCCGGCTATAACCTCGAGGGTGTCTGCTACGAACAAAGGACACTGGTCACGAAGATCCTTGAGGGGATTATTCCCGGTGACCACTACTTCGGCGTGATCTATACACTCGATGATGGGGACGATCCGTTCGATGAGAAGGTCTGGCTGAAGTCCAATCCGAACCTGGGAGTGAGTGTCCAGATCAAGGATCTGAGGGACTATGCCCAAGAGGCAAAGGCTTCTCCGAAGAGCCTGGGCGAGTACAAGACTAAGCGCCATAACATCTGGTGTAATGCGGCGGCAGCCTGGCTGAATCTCCTTCAGTGGGACGCATGTGCCGATCCTGGTTTGAAGATCGACGATTTCACCGGTTACGACTGTTGGATCGGAGGAGACCTGGCCGATCGAAACGATATAGCCGGCTATCTACTCCTGTTTTTGAAGGACGGCCTTCCGTACCTGTTTCCGAGGTTTTACCTGCCGGAGGATCTGGTTCTGGAGAAGATGCATTCCGTCGGGACGCATTACAAAGTCTGGGCCGACGAAGGGCTGCTGATCTTGACACCGGGAGACTTCATCGACCACAACCGGATCGAGGAAGATGTCCGAAAGGATTGGGAGAAATTCAACGTCCACCAGGCGGCTTTCGATCAGTACGGTTCGGCGCAGCTTGCAGCCAGCTTGAATAACGACGGACTCACGACCGCCATCGTCCACAAGAACGCTAAGACCTACGGGGATCCTTCCCTGGAGCTGGAGGCCAGGGTCAAGACCGGCCGGATCCGCCACGACGGAAACAAGATCCTGCGCTGGATGGTGAGTAATGCCGTTGTTGATCGGAGAGTCGACGGATCCATCCTTCCGAAGAAGGAAAACAAGGACTCTCCGAACAAAATCGACGGACTCGACATGGCGATTTTGGCCCTGGGCCAAGCTATGGTCTTTCAGGGACCAATCCCCTATGACTACGATGCCCAGGACATTCTCTACGTATGAAAAACAAACTGTCTTTTGAGATGTTCAGGAATTTGATTGCTCTGGCCGGGGCCGGACTGTTCTGTTACGGCCTATGGCTGATCTACGAGCCGCTATCTGCCCTTGCGGGCGGAGTTCTGCTGGTGCTGATCGCCAGATATCTGTAAAGACGAGAGGAAGCATGGCATTAATTGACCGGATATTTGATGGACTTCGCCCCGGAGCTCGAGGAGAAATCCGAACCAGCCAGGAGCTCGATTCCTTTCTTCGGGGAGAATCGGTTCGTTCTTTGACCGGTGCATCGGTCACCAATGAGACGGCCATGAGGATATCAGCGGTTAATGCCTGCACGCGGATCCTGGGTGAAGATGTGGCCGGCCTGCCGGGTAAGGTTTTTCGCAGGAAGAAGACCGGCGGGCGAACACTGGACCGCCGGCATTGGCTCTATCCGATCGTTCACGACCGGGCCAACGATTATCAATCGGCTTTCGAGTTCCGGGAAACGGCAATGGTGAACGTGGTTCTGCTGGGGAATTTCTACGCATTCAAGATTTTCAATTCCCTGAAGGAACTGCACAGTCTGATTCCGATCCAGCCGCACCAGGTCGAGGATGTTAAGCTCGAGAACGGCCGGATCACCTACTGGATCGCAGATGAAGAGGGTGGGGAGAGCAGGCCTTACACACAAGACCGGATTTTTCACTTGAAGGGAATCTCGACAAACGGTTTTACGGGCCGATCGGTCCTCTCAGACGCCCGGGAGACTTTCGGTTACGCGCTGGCCTTGCAGGAATTCGGCAGCCGGTTGTTTAGCAACAGGGCCAACTTTGGAATTGCCATGCACCTTCCGAAAGGGGTTCTGTTCGGAAGCAAGCGCCACCAGGAGATCAAGGAGTCGCTGCAGGACGAACACACTCAGCTGAAAAACGCCTGGCGATCGCTGCTCCTGGAAGAAGGGATGGCTGTTGAAAAGATATCGATGTCCCTCGAGGACGCCCAGTTCGTCGAGATGATAAAGGCGTCGATAGCCGATATCGCCCGGATCTTCAAGATTCCGCTTCACCGCCTGGCCGAGCTGTCGAAGTCTTCCTTCAACAACATCGAACAACAGAGCCTCGAGTACGTGATTTACACACTTCGGCCCTGGCTGGTCCGGCTCGAGCAGGCAATCAATATGCAACTGCTGAAAAACGATCCAAATTACTTCGTGGAATTTTCAGTGGAAGGCTTGCTCCGAGGGGATATAGCTTCCCAGGCTGCGGCGCTGGCAACAGAATTCCAGAACGGGGCACTGCTTCTGAACGAATGGAGAGAATTGAAAAATCGAAATCCCTATCCTTCGGAGATCGGTGAAACTCCTTTCATTCAAATGAACCTGGCATCGCCTGAATCGACACAGCCGGTCAATGGGTCGGCTCAAGCGAAAGTGATCAATTTCGAGAGATTGCAGGCTAAATACGACCTGCTGAAAAAGCTGCATCAGGACGAGCAGATCTCGGACTTCGAGTTCTGCGAGAAAGTGACGTCGATCCGACGGAGCATCGGGCTGCCTCCGCTGAGCTTCGGCCAAGAAGAAGCCGCCTAAATGAGGTTGAAAGATGGCTAAGAAAAACTATTCGCGGATACTAAGAGCTGTTCAGAAATCACCCTGGGCGATCCTGCCGGAGAAGCTGGCGGAAATCACGGATTTCCTCCGAATCAAGGGAGCCGACCTGGAGTTTCTCGAGAACGATAATCCTCCCGAACCGAAAGCGGTTGTCACGACTGACAGGGCCCGTAAACCCCAGATGGTCGGATCGATCGCGGTCATTCCGGTTTTTGGAACTATCGCACCCAGAATGAACATGTTTCTGCAATTCAGCGGGGGAACGTCCTCTGAAATGCTCAAGGCTCAGATCCGACAGGCTGCCGAAGACGATTCGGTCCAGGGAATCGTGCTCGATATCGATTCCCCCGGGGGATCCGTTTATGGAATTCCCGAGGTGGCCGAAGAGGTCTTCCAAGCCCGGGAGAAAAAGCCGATCGTGGCCGTGGCCAATCCGATCGCGGCCAGCGCCGCCTATTACATCGCGTCGGCAGCCAGTGAAGTTGTGGTCACACCTTCCGGTGAAGTCGGCTCGATCGGGGTCATTTTTATTCATGAGGACTATTCGGAGCAGGACAAAATGCTCGGCATCAAAACCACTCTGATTAAGGCCGGTAAGTATAAAGGCGAGGCCAATCCCTGGGAACCGCTTTCCAAAGAGGATCGGGAGGAGCTCCAGCGATTGGCGGAGATCCTGTATCGGGACTTTCTCCAGTCGGTGGCCAGGGGCAGAAATCTCAAAGTCCCGCAGGTCCGGGAGGAATTCGGACAGGGAAGAATGGTGCTCGCGAAAGAAGCTTTGGCAAAACGCATGGTCGACCGGATCGAAACCATGGACCGGGTCCTCGAGAGAATGAAGTCCCCCCAGGCGCGGGCTCGAATAGGAAAGAAAAACGCAGAATTGACCGCCCGGGAATTTGAAGCTGAGATCCGCGAGCATTTCGGTTTCAGCCGGGACCAGGCAAAAGCCGTCGCATTACATGGATTTAAAGAACTGGATTCTCGGGACGAGACCGGTTCATCAGAAGATAACGCGGAACCTCGGGATGAGGCCGCAGCCGCCCAGACGGAACCTCGGGATGAGGCCGCCTCGGTGGTTGAGAAAGCGATCCTGAGCTTCAGTTTGCTGATTTCTGCCTATGCAGAAGAACTGAGGTCACGGAACCAGTAAACCAATTCGTCACTAACAAATGGATCAAAGAAGCTGCCGATTAACGGCGGCTTTTTTTATGTCCAGTTGGAGGAACAGTACAGATGAACGATGAAATCAAAGCTGCACAAAATGCAGTTGAAAAAGCAATTCATGATTTCCGCCAGGCGAACGACGAAGCCCTGAATATGAAAGCGGACAAGGGTTATGTCGACACTCTCCTCCAGGAGAAGGTCGACAAGCTCAATGCCGATATCGACGCGGCCATGGACGAACTCAAGAGGCGACAGAGCGATCTGGAAGCCAAGTGGGACCAGCAGCAGGTTATCGGCGAAAGCCGGAAGGCCGGCAAGGTCGGCGTATACGCCGCGGAATTCTCCAAGCTGCTGACCGCGGAACACGGCCGCAACGTCGTGGTCTCTGCCGAAGACTTCAAGACCTACAAGGACGCCTTCTTCGATGAATACCTGCGGCGGGGAGATGCGATGAGGCCCGATGCCGCTGCCGCTCTCCAGGTCGGATCCGACCCGGAAGGCGGCTACTGGGTCCCGATCGACACCACGGGCCGTATGGTGGAGCGTATCATCGAGACTTCTCCTATCCGGAGAATCGCTGCAGTCGAGACAATCTCAACCGATTCGCTCAAAGGCTCCGCCGATCTGGATGAAGCCGGATCCGGCTGGGTCGGTGAGACGGAAACCCGATCTGAGACCACCACACCGGATACCGGCGAATGGGAGATCTTCGTCAGGGAGCAGTACGCCATGCCGAAGGTCACTCAGAAGTGGTTGGATGACGCCATCGCCAACCGGGAAGCCTGGCTGATTCGAAAAGTATCCGACAAGTTCTCCAGAACGGAGAACACCGCCTTCGTCAGCGGTAACGGCGAGAAGAAACCTCGCGGCTTCCTGACTTACAATCACGGCGTTCCTTCCGCTACTGGTTGGAATGTCATTGAGCGCATTCCCACCGGTGCCAGCGGTGCCTTTCAAAACGGCGACGTTTTGATCGATACCGTCTACAAGCTCAAGTCTCAGTACCGCGAAGGAGCCAACTGGGTGATGTCCCGGGCGACTCTCGGTTCCGTCCGCAAGTTGAAAGACGGGCAAAACAACTACATCTGGCAGCCGGACTTCACTCAGCTGCAGGCCAGCCGTTTGCTCGGCTTTCCTGTGACTGAGGCGGAGGACATGCCGGCGATCGCGGCCAACAGTCTTTCGATCGCCTTCGGCAACTTTCAGGAGGCCTACCAGATCGTCGACCGGATGGGGATTCGGATCCTGAGAGACCCATACACGACCAAAGGGTACGTCAAATTCTACGCCACCAAGCGCGTGGGAGGAGACGTGGTCAACTTCGAAGCGATCAAGCTGATCCGTTTCGCGACGGCCGCAAGCTAGTCGAAAAAGGAACCTTTCACCTGAAACCATGAAGGGGCTTTCTCGGCCCCTTTTTGTTTGTCTTTTCTGGAGGAACAGAACAATGAGAGATCTAGTTTCGAATCTCGGACTGGGCGACGGAATCGTTTCCCAGGTCATTAACAGTGGAGGCGGTGCCAAAGACACCGGAAACGTCGACCTGCAGGGCTTCAACAGCTGCCTTTTCCTGGTGGATTTCGGTGCTAATGGCGGGGACACACTCGACGATACGAACAAATTCACCGTGAAGCTCGAGCATGCGGCCGATGACGGTGCCGGATCGCCGGACACTTATGAAGCAGTCGAATCCGCCGATGTGATCATCCCGACAGCCGGCGGATGCAGTGCTCCGTCAAGTGGAGTAGTGATCACGGTAGACGACGCAGCCGAAGATGCCAAGAAGTATTACTTCGGGTATATCGGCGACCGGCGTTTCGTGAAGCTGACCGTGACGCCCAACGGAACCCTGACCAACGGCAATCCGGTCTGTGTGGCGGTGGTCAAGGGCCACGCAAGCGTGTTGCCGGTGAATCCGCCTGCCTAGTCCTGAAATGAAGAGGGTCCTGTGAGGGCCCTCTCCATCCTGCTTTGGAGAATTCAAATGGATAAAGTCAAAATCAAAATGATCAGAAACGCTCCGGGAGCAGAATGCGGCGTACGAGTCCGGTTGTACGAAAAAGGTCAGGTCTACGAGGTTTCGACCGAACTGGCCCAAGCCTTTCTCGACAATAAGGACGCCGTCGCCGTCAAGCCCACGAGCAAGAGAGCAAAATCGGCTTGAAGACTAAAACCATGAGGCGGATTTTGTCCGCCTCTTTATTTCCCGATCACTCATGTCGATTCTCAGCACTACCGAAATCGTAGAGCACCTGAACCTGGCTTCCTTGGACGGCAAGACCAGCCGGATCGTTAAATGGGTCGAAGCGGGGGTCAAACGGGACATAGGGCGTCGGTTTGAAGAAGCCAACTACCTGACAAGTTTCGACGTCCGTCGCGACCAGGATCTCCTGGAGCTGGAAGACTGGCCTGTTTCAGAGTTCACGATGCTCGAGAAGGTCACCAGCCGGGAGACTGACGGAACACCGACCTATGAAGAAGTCGGCGCCTATCGGTATGTCGTTTACTCGAGTAAAGGCTTGCTTAAATACCTTGAAGGATCCCTGGACGAAGGACGCCAGATCTATCGTGCCACCTACACGGCCGGTTTCTCAGAGTCGGATATCGCAAACGACGCCCACGACGACATCGTAATTTTGAAAGGCCTCCTTCTTTCGGTCCTGGAACGGGAGTACATGCTTACCCATAAAGGTCCGAAGCGCCACATGTTCAACGAGAGCTTCGACGGGGAATCGACGCGCTACCGCTTCAGTTACGACCCGGACCAGCTGCGCAAGCTTTCGATGCTGACCCGAAACCGGTTCTGAGAACAATGGCGATCAACGAAGCCACGAAAACTCTTCGCAAGCACCTGGCCAAGAGCCTGCGGCCGGCGGCCAAGAAAATCCGCAAGGATGCCCGTTCCTTCCATGGTTCGAAGCTGCGCTCACGCAGCGGCAAGACAGCCAAAACGGTTCGGGTAACCGTCCCCTCTGGCAGCCGGAAAGGTGTTTACGTACGGGTCACCGGCGCAGCGGCGATAAACATATGGGAATACGGCCGGAAAGCTTACGTTATCAAAGTTCCGAAAGGGCAAGCTTTGAAAATGCCCTGGGGCTGGGTTGCGAAAAGGCGGATTCGGATCAAGGCCGAAGCACCCAGGCCGGTACTGACTCCGGCAATCGAGAGGCACAAAAGCGAGCTGCTCGAGGCCGGCGCCACGGCTCTGCAAAGCGCGGCGGTCGACATCCTTTGCCATGGAAGGGTGACGAGGCATGAACGCGATATTTCCAGGCAGTTTGGGTTTACCGGTGGCACGGGCACGGTCAGTTCCAGCGAAAATGAATGAGATCGCTGGTACAAATCAAAATATGGTTTTTAACGACGGCGATAGGGATGTCCTCTGATGCCAAACAGTAATTTCTGGGTTACCTATTCGGCGCTGGTATACACCAAAAGCCTGATGCAGGAGCTCGTCGACGCGGGCACCCTCGACCTGGTCACACTCGATCCGACTACACCCGAGTTTCAAACCCGGGAGAAAGTTGTGATGCTTCAAACCGAGGACGACTCCGCCGATTTCGGCGATACGCTCCCAGCCGACATCATGATCGAAGGTGCGATCTCACTTTTCATCTGGGGAGGAAAGTCTCTGACCGAGGATGCTCTTCTGGCTCAGGAGAGGCTGGTCGCCACGATTCGCGACAAGATCCATTCAGCAGTCAACGCCGGCGGATACCTGAACCTGGATCCTCCGGTTCAGGTCGAAGGGCTCTCTGTTTCCGAAGAAACGGCTGTGGCTCGAGAAAGGGAAACGGCCGGCACGGTGATTACTTTGGAGATTAAAAATCATGGATGACATCGGAGGAAAACCGAGAACCTATACCCTCACCCGACAGCCTAAGTTTCGGGTCAAGAAAGCAACGGAATTCGCAGGTCTTCGCCGGATCTCCGTCGGCCGATTCGACCAGGGCTTCACCTGGGATGTTCATGTCTACAGGGGAGTCTGTGAAGAGATCGCGCTCCGTGCCAAGGCAAGCGGAGAGTTTTCCATCAGGCTCGAGGGGATTCCTCGAGGTCAACGGGAGAAAAAGAAATGAGCCTAGAGCAACAGATATTCCTTTTACTGAATCTAACCAGGCGTGAGTCGGAATATGGAACGGAGATCACTCCACGGTCGTCCTGGTATCAGTTTAACGGCCCGGGGTTGATGCAGTTCAACCAGGAGGCTTACAGCGACATCGAGGAGATCAACGGTACCCAGTACGAGAAGTCCAGTACCGTCGTCAAGAAGATGACCAAAGGAACGATTTCTTTCCGGATCTCCCCGGAACTGTTTCCTTACTTCCTCGGCGCCATGATGGCGAATCTATCGACTACCGGGACCACGAATTTCGTTCACTTGATCAAAGCTCCCGGCGCCGGCACGAATCAACCGTGGTCGATCGGGGCAACGCAAGCCCAGGATCGAAGTGATACCGGTTCATTCGCCGGATACGACGGTCTGGTTCCGAACAGTACCGAATTCTCCATCGATGATGCGGGAATCATCCCCTGTACGGTCGAGGTCCTCGGCGACGGATCTGAGACAGATAAGTCCGCTACGCCCCCGCCGGATTTGAATTCGATTCTTTCCACGACACAGATGCTTAAGAAAGACTTGAAGGTCTACCTGGACAATTCTGATGGATCGACTGAAATAACGGCCCAATTCCGCCGGCTGAATTTCCGGATCAATGCGAACATTCAGCAGATTTGGACGCCGGCGAGCGGTGAGAAGGTCGGTGAGGTCTATTACGGCAGCGGTGCGAATCCGTCCGTTGAGTGCGAACTGATTCTCAAAGGCCGGCGAGGCGGGGCCTTCTACAACTACTACTCGCAGCAGACCAGCCTGGTTCTCAAAGTCAACCTGATCGACACTGATGACTCGAACAAGTTCATCAAGTTCACCGGCCATCAGTGCCATGTAGATCCTGCCGCAGGCGACGTTCTAGATTATGACGAAACTGGCCCGATCATCCGTATGCCCCTCATCTTCCAGTACGACCCAACTGAAGCGACTCCCTGGACCTGGGAGATCGGGAATACGATTCCGTTGTATTTGGCCCCGTCTTAAAAACTGAAATAATTCCCTCCTTTAGCCGGGCGGTACCGTCCTTCTTCGGTTTCTGCCCGGGGCTTTGCCTTCTTGTGCCTTTCCTAACAAGGGGCGTTGTTTTGTGAACCTTTGATCTTTAGAAAGGAAGAAGAAAACTATGCCCTGTAATCTGAAATCAATCACAAACGAAATCCCGATTCATCTTGACTACCTTTTCCTGCCTGAAGACGAGAGACCGGTGCATTACTTCCCGCGAATCACTTACATGCAGGCCCGCGAAATGCTGAAGTC